GTTTGTTCCAGCTTTACGAGAAGGCCGGGTTACGCTTGCAGCCCGCCGCCAACGATGTGGAAACCGGGTTGATGGCACTGTTGGAACGGATGCGCTCTGGCCGCTTCAAGGTGTTTTTGGACTGCGCGGCGTGGTGGGAGGAATTCCGGAATTATGCGCGGGATATGCGGGGTAAGATCATCAAGCGCGACGACCACCTGCTGGATGCAACCCGTTATGCCCTGATGAGCGGGCTGCCGATTGCCCGTGCTGCTATCCGGCGGAGTGTGGTTCGTCCTGCGCGCGATTGGCGCGTAGCCTGAAATTTACTAAGCACATTTTTTCATTTCAACCGACAAGAAAGAGGGATTCGTGACCGTGGTGAGTGAACATTATTACCCTGATGTAGGTATCATGAAGCCGGTGGTGTGCAGCGATGGTGTGACACGTGTGCGGTTTGCGCTGGATGGGGCTGAGGGGGATGTGCAGGTGACGTATGATCCACTTTTGGTTGTGAAAAAAGGCCGCGCCGAATGGCTGACGCATATGGGTGGAAGTGCCGGTGAGGTATGTGATGTGACGGCGCTGCGGGCGGTGATTCGGAACGTGGATGGTTGGGCCAAGTTGACGGTGGCGGAGATTATGGAGGGGCGAGATGGATAACGAAAAGTTGCTGGCACAGTTGCGCGGCTGGTATGAGGGCGCGCTGACCGGGAAAGCCTATGTGGCCTGGCGTGCCGAGGCGAAGGAGGCGTGGAATTTTTATGATGGTGAGCAGTGGACGACGGAGGAGACGGAACGGTTGGCCGAGATTGGGCAGCCTGCGATTATCATCAACAAGTTGAGTGCGCGGATTGATAACCTGGCCGGCGGTGAGGTGGCGGGGCGGACGCAGATTATCTATCGCAGCCGGAGTGGCGATGCCGTGGCTGAAAGCATGGCACAGACCCTGACCGAGCTTGTGCTGTACGTGGCCGAGCGCAGCGAGCAGGCGCTGGCGATGAGTGAAGCGTTCAAGGCCGGGCTGGTAAGCGGCATTGGCTGGCTGGATGTGGGGATTGAAAGCAGGACTGCCGATATGGTGTCTATTTTCTGCCGTGCCGAGGATGAGTTTGCCGTGGTGTGGGACCCGATGAGCCGTCGTGCCGATTTGAGCGACGCGCGGTTTGTGGCGCGGGCACGCTGGCTGGATGAAGTGCAGGTGAATAACTTGTTCCCCGGCCAGGGCGAGGTACTGTTGCGCAACCTGAAACAGAGCGGTGCATTGGTGCAGGGCTACGGCGGCGTGAACGTGTGGGGTGAGCGTAACGGGCAGGTGGCCTACTACCAGCCCGGTCCGGAACTGTATCGGATTGTGGAGGTGCAGTATTTTATGCCCGACAAGCAGTACACCCTGCGGCGTGATGACGGCAGCGTATTCGTGATGTTTGAGGCGAAGGCCTCGAAGCAGCCCGGCGTGACGGTGGATAGCGTGGACACCGTGCCGCGCGTGCGCGTGGCGTACTTTGCCGGGGATGTTCTGCTGAGCGATGAATGGCTGCCGTACCGGCATAACCAGTTTACGCTGATTCCGTATGTGTATAAGCGCCAGCGCAGCGACGGGCGGCCATACGGGATTGTGCGCGCTGCGATTGACCCGCAGCGCGAGTTGAACAAGCGCCGCAGCAAGGCGATGCACCTGCTCAATACCGTGCAGGTGGTGGCCGATGTGGATGCGGTGGACGACCCTGCCGTACTGGCGCGCGAGGCGGCGCGGCCGGATGGGATTATCCTGAAGCGCGCGGGCAAGGAGCTTAGCATTCACCGCAATGTTGATTTGGCCCAGACCCAGGTGGCAGTGATGGAGCAGGCCGGGCGGGATATCCAGGATGTGCTGGGTGTATTCGACGAGAACGTGGGGAAGAGTACTAACGCTGTTAGTGGCGTTGCGATTCAGCAGCGGCAGCGGGCCAGTGGCCTGAACCAGATGTTTGCGTTTGATGCGTTGCGGCTGGTGAAGAAGCGGCTGGGTGGTGAGTTGCTGGAGTTGATCCGGCAGTACTTTACCCACGAGATGGTGATTGAAATTACCGACCGGCTCAATGCCAGCCGCGAGGTGGCATTACCTGTCGGTAATAAGCCCGCCGGGGGCGGTGAGTTGTTCAGCGGCGACTTTGACGTGGTGGTGGAGGAAGTGCCCGACGTGCTGAGCGCGCGCGAGCTGGAGGTGCAGCGGCTGGACATGCTGCTGAAAGCCGGGGTGCCGATTCCGCCCGACGTACTGGTGGAGGTGAGCGGCGTGCAGCACAAGGAAAAAATTCTGGCTGCGCTCGCCGCCCCCAAACCGGTTTCTAAATAAACAAGGAGAGCATGATGGAGGACGTATTGAAGCGCGCCGCCAATCCGTGGCGCGTGCCCAAACTGCAGAGGGTATTTGAGCAGTTGGGGGCACTGGCGCAGCGTCAGAAAGTAAAGACGGCGAAAGCGCAAACGGCGCAACCCGCGCCGGTTGACGGCGACAGGCTGGCGCAGATGGCGCGTGATGAGGAATTGGTGCGGCAGGTGTTGGCGCTGTTCGGGATTGATTACGCCGGTTTCATTGCTATGGACGGCAAGAGTTGCTACTGCCAGGCGATGAGCGCCAACCCGCAACTGGCGCAGCAGGTGGCGCTGGCCGACTGGCCGATATTGGAGGCGCTGAAGGCCGCGCTTGAGTATCAGCCTTATGCCGAGTTCACCAGTAAGTATGGCCGCACGCCGGAGGAGATCAAACAGAATATGCAGGCGGAAATGCAGGCCGCGAAAGCACCCGAGGTGGTGATTGAGGCGGCGCCGCGTGAACCTGTTGGGCCGGTATTTTCACGCTACGCAGGGGGGGCGTTGAACCAGCCGGCGCCACGCAAGAAGGATGACCTGGCGGCTCTGTTTGGCCGTTAGGCCAACGGCTACGCAAGGGCGTTAGTTGGAATAATCAAAGGAGAGAGATTTAAATGACGACCGTCACAGCGACGATTCAAAGTACGCACGGCTGCAGCGCCGAGCAATGGAGCACCGAGGTGTTTGCCGAGTACCTTGGCCAGAACCCGTTTTTTAATTTTATGGGCACCAACTCGGCTAATATTATTCAGGTGAAGGAAGAGCTTACCAAGGCGCCGGGCGACGCGATTACCGTGCAACTGCGCGCCAAGCTGAGTGGCGCGGGCGTGACCGGCGAGACCGTGCTGAAGGGCAACGAGGAAGATCTGGTGTTTTATGCCCAGAAGCTAACCGTGGACACCATCCGCCATGCCGTGATGCTGAATGGCGAGATGAGCGAGAAGCGCGTGGCTTTTGACCTGCGCAACCAAGCCCGCGAGGCTCTGGTGGATTGGGCCAGCGACAAGCTGAAGGGCAATATTGTTGATGCCCTGACCGATACCAGCACCGGCCGCGACCGTACCCGTTACCTGTACGGCGCCACCGACGCCAACTGGAACGCCACACACGCCACTGCTCTGGCCAATGTGGATGCCACCAACGACAAGCTGACCACCGACCTCATCAGCCGCGCCAAGCGCAAGGCGCTGCTGGAAGGCGACCGCAAGGTGCGCCCCTTTATGATGAAGAACGGTGCCAAGAGCGACGAGATTTTTGTGCTGTTTGCCAATCCTTATGCGATTCGCGATTTGCTGGCCGACCAGAGCTTCAAGGACGTGAACGTGTACCTGCCGGGCAGCATGGAGGACAGCGTGTTGATTCAAGGGCAACGTTATAAGGGCATGTGGGATGGTGTGATGATTTTTGAAACCGACATGCCGATTGTGACCGGCGCCGGGGCCAGCGGTATTGACGTGGCGCACAACGTATTGTGCGGCGCTCAGGCCGCCGCCGTGGCCTGGGGCAAGCGCACCAACTACAAGGAATACGTGGACGATTACGGCCATGAAAACGGCTTTGCCGTGGATGAGATTCGTGGGGTTGAGAAGCTTGTTTTCAATAATATTGACCACGGCGTCGTGCATGTCTTTACCGCCGGTGTTGCTGACTAAGTGAGAGTATGAAACAGGGAGGGGCTCTGAGGAGCCCCTTTTTATTTTTTGAAGAAGGGAAGGGCGCATGAACGTCAATCAGATTCGCGACCGGATTGTGGAATTGTGCCGTGGTGGCGACGGCCCCGATGCCGACCTGCAGACGCGGGCGATGGGTTGGCTGAACAGTGCTTACCACGAGCTGATGGATGAGTTGATTCCGTACCTGCCGCAGGCGTTGCAGGTGCAGGAACAGGTAAGCAGTAATGCGGGTGGCATGGCGAACGTGAGCGGGGAAGTTTACCGTCTGATGCAGGTGGTGGATCGCGACCAGCCGCGCGTGCTTGATCTTGTGACTTCTGCTGACCTGCTGATGCTTGATCCGGCGGGGGTGGCGACCGGCAAGCCGGTGCGCGCTTATGCGTATGGCGATACCGTAACGATTCATCCGGCATCTGCGGCGAATCTGACCGTGCGCTACGTGCCATTGCCGGTGGATTTGATGGCGGACGGCAGTGAGGGTTCAATTTTGCTGCCGAAGCCGTGGCATCATGTGCTGGTGTGGGGCGGCCTGGTGTGGGCGGCACTGTTTGAACGCGGCTTTGGCGGTGCCAGCGAGATTGTGCTGTATCAGCAGCAATGGCAGACCGGGAAAGCCAATATTAAAGTGGCCCTGCGCGGCAACCTGGGCGACAGCCTGCGCGTGGCCGCCGTACGCGATCTGTGAGGTGAACGATGGCACGGACAAATGTGGTGATGGTGCCTTTCCCCGGCAGATTGATGAGCACGGCGAGAAGCGCGGCGACCATGCCTCTGGCTTATGCGCGCGAGGTGCGCAACCTGCTGGCGGGGGCTGCGGGGACGGGCATCAAGCGCAACGGGTGCAGCGCATTTGGCGAGGCGCTGGAGGATGGTGTGACCATCACGGGTATTTTTGGGTTTGTTTATAACGGTGATGTGCAAACGATTGTGGCGGTGGACGATGGGAGCCTGCGGCTGCTGGGGGACAGCGGCTGGACGACGCTGAAGAGTGGGTTGAACACCGATGGCGTAGTGCGGTGCACGGCCTTTGCCGGTAAGCTGGTTTTTTGTAACGGCTATGACGATTTGATGAGCTGGGATGGTTCTGGCCTGGCTGTGGTCGAAGAGTATGTTGTCGATGCGAGCGCTGGGCTGGCGTATGTATCGGGGACACAATTCACCATTGAGAGTGAAGCCGGTTTATATGCAGTGGGGACGAAGGTTCAGGCACAATTGGCTGCGGGTGTGTTTGTTGAAAGTACCGTAGCAGGTGTGAGTCAAAGCGGTGACGTGACCAGTGTGACGTTGCATGACAGCGTACTGACTGGTGCATTGAGCCAGGTGGCTTATGGGGCG